CTGCACACCGATGGCGCGACCGCTGGCATCGCGGACGATCACCTTAGGGGTGTTCATTTGCTGGATGACGGCTTGCAGCCCGGAGAGGACTTGCAACATGTCGTCTTTCTGCTGGATCACATCGGACGGAGGCACGCCGCGCACCTTCATTTCCTCGATGTAAATCTTGGTTTGCGCGTCGAACTCGGCCTTCCATTTCTCGAACTCCAGGCGCTGCTGCTCCAGTTGGGCGTCGTACTGCGCCTTCATGGCCTCGCGCTCGGCGTCCCGCTGGTCGTTGGCGGCTTGGAGTTCCAAGGTGGCGCGGGTTTCTTCCAACTTGGCCTGAAGTTCGATCTGGCGTTTCTGCTGATCGGCCTGCATCTGCGCCTGGAACTTCTGCTGGTCGGCTTGCAGCTTCATTTGCTCGATCTGGATCGGCAACGGCGGCTGCTGTGGTTGAGGCGGCAGGGTGGTCGGGTCCACCGCGAAGCTCTGCACATCCTTGAAACCGGCGTTCTCAATCAGCTTGGAGAACGAGTGGTACAGGTGTTTCGGCTGCACCATGCCCAGCGCCATGCCCTTTTCTTGCAGTGTCATGATCTGCATGAGCGCCGCAGCCTGGGCCATCTTGTCGCCAGTGCCCAGACCCACATGGATGGTCATGTCGTACTGGTCGCGCCACTCGTTGGGGTCGTACTCCACGAACTCGTCGCGCAGGCGGAAGGCCAGTTTCTCGATGCCCCCATCCGTCAGGGTCTTCAGAATCCCTTGGAAGATGGGCTTGACCAGGATCTCGGCGAAGATGCGGGCGACCAGTTCAATGCGCTGTTGTGCCGCGCTCTGGTCGATCTGCCGACCCGTGGCGGTGTTGTTCAGCGAGTCCGGGTTCAGGCCCATGGAGGTGCGAGACACCCCGGTGCGGTTTTCGCGCATCCCCTGGACGTACTCCAGCATCGGCAGGGACGCACCAGCCGCGAACGGGATCACATCGGACTGGATGGCATTGGGATCGCGTGCCCGGATGATGCCGCCCGGACGGGAATCCAGCAGGTCGTCAATGTTCGCCAACGGGGACCAGTTGGAATCCGTCAGTACCTTGGTGCGCGGGTTGTTGGTCAGGTAGAGGTTGTTCAGCGTCTGACGCAGCAGTTCGGTGTGCAGCTTCTGGAGATCAGACACCGCCTCGGCCATGCTCATGCCTGCCCACTGGTGGGTGTTCAGGATGGGAGAGGCCGTGGCAATGGGTACGTGCGAGACTTCCTCGATCTTNAGGATCTTGTCTTGCAGGCGGTACACACACAGACGTTCCGCAATGCCGTCGCCGTCGCGGTCCATCAGCACGAACTCGATGCGCAGGTAGCCATCAGCCTGGGAGGTGTCCAGATCCTCCGTCATGGCGTCGTAGGCGGTTTCCTCCACCTCGCGCTGCATCAGGTTGCGGTCCGAGGCTTCCAGGTCTTCCTCGTCCACATCGAAGCCCATCAGCTTCAGGTCGGACAGCGTGACTTCCATCACCCGGCAGACGTAGGGGCAGTCTTGCAGCAGNGGGGAAGTCCACTCGGCATCCACCAACAGGTCATTGGGGTCGAACGCCTCCACCTTGACGATGTTGCGCTTCTCGATCCGTTTCAGCCGACCAGTGTGGATGTTCATCACCTGGCCGGTCATCTGGTCCACCACTTGCTCAGTGCGGACTTCCTGAATCTCAGCGCCGTCCTCTTGAAGCATCAGGGCCAGCATCTCGTCCGTAGCGCCCTGGAACGGGATGGAGATGACGCTTTCTTTGGCCTCCTTGCGCCACATCACCGCAGCGTTGCCCGTGATGAGCGCGTCTTTGAAGGCGGTGTACAGGATCAGGAAGCCGTTGTTCTGCTTGTAGAAGACGTAGTTGCAGGCGTCCGTGGCCTGCTCTGCGCCCTTCACGTCGTTGGCCCGTGAAGGCTCAAACGACACCGCCTTATCGGTGGAGGTGAAAATCTTCAGCAGGGAGGGCAGCACCCACTCCACCGTGTCGGACACATCGGAGGCGACGATCTGCGACCAATCCTCCTGCTCGTTGCCGTAGGGCAGCTTGTAGTATTCCCGGCGCGACTGCTCACGGGTCGTGGCCAGTTCACCCCAGACGTACTTGGCTGAAGCCTCTTCCTTGTCCTGAAGGGCGCGCAGGAGGTCGTCGTCCTGCATCTTCATTCGGCCACCTTGCGCTTGGTGACTTTGGGAGCCGGTTCCTCCTGCTTGAGCAGCGGGAACAGCACTTCGGCCAGCTTGTCGGCTGCGTCACGGCGTCCCTGGCAAACCAGTCGNATGAGGTCTTGAAGCTCTTGCTGTGTCATGGTGGATACTCCTGTTGGGGAGTGTCCACGGTGGTAAAGCGTTAGGCCTCCCTCACCAGCGCCTTGGATTCCTCGCTCATCCCGCGATAACCCCGACACTGTTCTATTGCATGAGCCACGGCGTCTGGGATTTCTTGCCCGACATACGGTGCGCCTCTGGTGTGTATGCCCAGCAGCTTGGTCTGCCCCCGAGTCAACCCCTTGTCATCAGCCACGCTGTCGAGCCACTCGCTTGTGATCTTCATGCTGCTTCCTAGTGATAGATGCTTTCTGGTGAACGTTTGAGCAAAGCACAGCCTATACCGTAAGGGTTTACAGTTTCGCCTGTGCCTGATGCTTTCCGGAGCCACGCCGTCGCATCGCACTGTCCAGACTTGCAGACCTTTCGGCCCTACCACCCGGCTCTAGACTAAGCCCACCGCCCCCGCTTTGGCTCGCTCGTGTAACGGGGATTTAAGACGCTGCCACCGACGTTCCGCACAGTGTCCGAGTCGGTGAAAGCAAAAGGCCACTGGTCTCTACTTTCCATGTCAGCACCATGTCGCCATTTAAGGCAGAAAGTAGAAGCCGGTGGCCTCAAGCTCTATTATCTCAGTGGTGCTGACACTTCGACAACCACAAGTGTCCAGATCGGTAAAGCAGTTAGGTCGGTACGTCCACAGCCTTAACCCACGCCATGAACTCGCCATACAACTTGCACCGCTTATCTGGCCATCCGGATTTTGTAAGCGGAACATCCCAGAATTTCTCAGGGATCACATAGTCACCGAAATTGCCAACCCACAAACGGATGCTGCTCATGCCACAAACCCCTTGGAGCGGTACTTGATGGGTGCAATCGACCCGTTGCTGTTGCTCATGCTGTCGGCCACCAAACAGGTGTATCGCCACGCATCGGCCCCGTGGCTGTACTGGTCGTGCAGGGGCGAACCCGCTTCCCCTGTCTTGTTGCTGATGTTGCGCCTGTAACGTTTGAGGCACTCCACCAGCCCAGCGGCCTTGGTCTTGTCGAAGTAGGCCCGAGGGAACACCAGCCTTGCCGCCCGTATGCCGTCCTCGATGTGCATGTTGGGGATGGCTTCAACGGTACACCCCAAGGCTTCCATGATCTCTTGGGCGCTCTTGCCCGTTTTGAAGTCTTTGGCGAACCCGTCGTGTGGCAAGTAGAAGACACCCCAATTCAGCGGCATGGCCTTGAGTTGGGCCACGTAGTCCGCCAGGGTGCGGTGCGAGTCCTCGATGTATCCCACAATCCTCAGCTCCGAGCCTGCTCGCTGCACCAAGACGATGGCTGTTTTGTCATTCCAGCCCAAATCAAGTACCGCATGGGTCTTCAGCAGAGGGTCGGCAGGAACATCACGAATCCGCCCTTCTGTCTCGGCCTTGCTCACCTCGTCAAAGTAGATCGCCCCCTCTACCGCAGGCTTGCACTTACCTTCCCAGATCCAGTTGTACACCTCGGGCTTGAGGGTTGATTGGGCGTGCTGGCGTTCCATCTCCAGCGTGTTGGGGAACCACGGGTTGTCCGACCAGTTCATGTCCACCACCACACAGTCGGGTGGTTGATTCAACACAAACCGCTCATGCGTTGGATCAGATTCCAACTCCGGGTTGTACGTCACCCAGATTTCCGAGCCTTCCTTGCGAATGGTCGGGATCAGCACAGACCACGAACGGTCGGAGATGGTCTGGGCTTCCTCGCACCACACCACATCCACGCCTTCAAACGACTTGATGCTGTCCACCGTCATGTCGGACAGGCCAGCAAAGAAGAACTCTGTCCCGTTCTTGCCCCGGATAGTCGTCTGCAAAACCTCATAGAAGCTCTGAAGGCCCAAGCGGTTGATCTGGTCTTTGAGCAACTGGTGAACCGACTGCTGGATGGACTTCTGCACCTCACGGGTACACAGGAAGCGCAGGGGCTTGGTCGTGCCCTGGATCAGCAGCGCAATGGCCACCCCCCACGACTTGCCGGACCCTCGCCCGCCCTTGATGACCTTGTACCGTGCAGGCTGGAACAGAATGTCCAGCTTCTGAGGCAGTTCAATTTCCATCGGCGGCTTTGAAGCTGATCGTCCAGTGGTGTTGCAACGGGTTGTGTTCGTCGCCTATCACCTGAACGGGCATCACCTTGCCTACCAGCCCGAGGAATGCTGCTTTGGTCTTGGGATCGTGGGCGCAGTCCAGCAGGTAATCCACACCGCCTGCCTCGTTCAAGGCTTGGGCGATCATCTCGCGGATGAGCCCGGTGTTCTTGTTGGGGACGCCCTTGGGTCTGCCTGGGCCTGCGCCCATCGCGGCTGCGCCAGAAAGGTTCTTCGTGGATTTTTTTACCGTCATAACGAGTCCTTACGGGTGTTCGTTGCTCTTATTGTCGGAAGTAGTAAAGCNGGGCAGATCCGTCCTGATGATCTTCACATCGAAGATCGACCGAACCCCGCACAGACAGGGTGCCGTCTGCCCTACCCATGTTCCTGGCGGGAGGTAGATGGACCGACCCTCTGCGTCCACATGCCTTTCAAGCAATCCGATGAAGACGAGGTTGTGGAGTGCGGAGCGGACCTGCCCATCCTTCAGGCCGGTGGCCTTGATGACCTCCCTGCGGTATTTGTGGCCCTCTTCGACTGCGGAAAGCACAATCCGCATGGTTGATGGTTTGTGCAACGGTAGCGGCTTGCCTTTCCTCAATGTCATTTCCCGTCGTCCTCCATGCTCTTCAGTTTTTGGATGACCCACTCGGCGTACAGAGCGCCGTCGAGCATCTCTTCCTTGAAGTGCTGCAAACGGGCGATGATTTCTGCCGGGTTGTCTGAAAGGGTCGTGCCGTACTTGCTCATGCCGAGCTGCTGCCTCTTGGCAATTTCCCTGCACACCAGGGCTTCGATGCCGGTCACGTTGAGTTCCACGTTCATGCTCCTTTCAGGTTGCGGGTCATTTCTCGGTATTGGCGGGCCAACTCGATCAGCCCTTCTTTCGTGTAATGCCGGGTGGTCTGGTCACGCTCCAGGCGCTCCACCTCTTTCAGCCCCACCCGCTCAATCAACCCTTGGCGGTAGGCCACGTGGTTGCCTGACAGGTGGTGATTGCAATGGCGGCATTGCGAGTGGCAGTTGGTTTCCACGAACCTCAGATGAGGTGCAGACCCCACGCTTCGGTAATGGCCTGCGTCGTGGCTGTTTGGCTCACTGCTCAAGGCGCGACCACAGGAGATGCAGGGTTTGCCTGCGTCCCTTGCCCGTATGAANGCGTTGAAGGCCATCTGAGCCTTCTTGACC